TGGAGCAACTTTGGCTGTGGGTGCTTTGGCATACCTCAACAGTTCTGATGAACTAACAAACACGGCTGGATCTGATCCAGCCGTGGGTGTTGTTGTTGGAACATATTCAACAGATCACAGAGATTTAAAAGTCTACGGTCACAAGTTGAATTAATTAAATGAATGAGGCCCTCACAAATCGAGTAGTTAGTGCGGCAATGCGGGAAATGGGTGAACCCATCACCTATACGCGCGAAGGCGTTCAATACTCGATTCGAGGGCTCTTTTCATCTGCTTATACAGGAATTGAAAATGGTATTCCAATTTCTGTAAATACTCCGGTTTTAACTATTAACAGGAAGGATGTTTCTTTTGATCCTCGTGACGGAGATCAAGTTTTAATCCGTGGAATTAATTATCGGGTAAGGGATACACAAGAGGATGGTGGAACAGGAGTAGCCCTTCAACTACAGAGAACTGATGCCAGATCATCCTAGAAAAATTATTCGACAAGGTTTAGCCACTCGATTGGCTACGCAAAAAAGTGATAATACATATTGGACTATTGCAGGAGCCTCGGCATTTTCTACAAAGCCAGATGCAATTGATCCATCAGACATGCCTTGCATAATTGTTAGGTCGTTGGAAGAATCCGTCGAAGTTACAGGCGTTACAGAATTTTGCACATTTCAGAGACGCTCTCTCGTTTTAAGTGTAGATGGAATGATTGAAGCGTTAGATAATTTAGAGGATGTATTGGATGATTTGGCCGAGGGGATAGAAAGTTCTTTTGATAGTTATCAAATCGTAGGAGTTGAGGATGCAAAAATTCAATTAAATAAGACTGAATTTGATTTGCAAACTAATGCTGAAATTCCATTTGGAACTGTCCTAATGGAATATCTAGTCACTTACCACGTTAAAAAAGAGGGAGTAGACTATGGCAATGTAAGTCCAACAAGTCCACTCAATAAAGAGTGTGACAAGGACCCCAACGCAACTTGTGTTGATCCTGTAAATGTGACTACCTTAATAGCTGAAATAAATCGGGGTTACGATCCAAACGATCTTCCCGAACCAGCGATTGAGACACTTATTCCCTGATTTTCATGGCCACCAAAAAAACAACATCTAAGGCAGCGGCAAAGCCAAAAACAACTGCTAAAAAAACGCCAGCGAAGGCAGCTCCAAAAGAAGCTCCTAAAACTGAGGCTTGTCCAGCTCCTACTGTTTCAGCGGTAAGCACTGAAGACTTGGCTAAGTTCTTGGCATTACCTAAAGGGTATGACGTAAAAGAAGTTAGCTTGGTTTTACAAGCTGCAACCGATTATGCAAATGAGTACATAGGGAAAACTCCACAAGCAACTCATGAATACAAAATGGCTATCCAATTGTTAGCTGGGAAAATGTATGCAACAGGTTCTTTAGTAATTAATAACGCTGGAGAGATCCCTGGAAAGATTAGATATTTCCTAGAAATGGTAAAAAATCAATGAGCTTTTCCGTTCCTCGTTCCGATAGTTCGGGGGGCGTTGGAGATTTTGAGAACTCGGATGCCGCTCGAAATATTCATAGCCTTATTCGTTATGGAGTAGTAGAAGAGGCTGATTACTTAAAAAGAGTTTTAAGAGTTCGGATTGGAAGGAAAGAAGACCCAGGAGGTTCGATCCTTACAGGTTGGATTCCATTTATGGCTGATAGGGCTTTGAACTTAGGGAGTGCAACATGGGACCCTCCAGAGGTCGGTGAAAATGTCACCCTCCTATGTCCTAGTGGTGAAATAAATGAGGCAATAGTTTTAAATGGTGCAAGATATGGAACCCTAGGAATTCCACCTGTGGCGATTCCTAGAGGAACAGTTCACCGTCGACAATTTGCTGATGGGACATTTTTAGAATATGACCGTTTACATTCTCGGCTTAGGGCTTTCTTTTTAATAACCGGAACGACCCTTGAATATGATCAATTAAATCAGAAATTGTTCTTGGATGTTAAAGGTGACATTGAAATAAAAGCTACTGGAAATATTAAAATCACAGCGGAGGGAGACATGGAACTCAAAGCTAATCGCATTGATTTAAACCCATAAGGGTTTTACAAGATAAACTTTATATGAGGCAAGTCAATTAAATGTCAGTCCAAGGGATGAGCTCGACAACTGGAAAAGACCTGGACGGCCTTGGTCATTTGACTCAAAGCCTCAGGGATATTTTGTCGACTCGTATTGGAACGAGAGTTTATCGTAGAGACTATGGAAGCTTGATTCCATCTCTAGTTGATAGACCTGTTAATGATTCATTGATTGCAGATATGCGGGCGGCCGTTGCTGATGCTATTGATAGGTGGGAACCTAGGGTGAAATTGACTAGGGTTCAGATTCGAGCCGTTGACCCCGGATCAGTAACAATGGACTTAACAATGGATTATGTGGTTGACGGTAAAACAGTTTTTCTTGAGGGGTTTACTATCTAATGGCTTTAGATCTTTCCAGCTTGCCGGCTCCAGCCCTTATAGAGGCTCTGGATTATGAAACTATTTTAGCTCGAATGGTTGCTGACTTAGTAGCTAGGGATTCAAGTTATTCGGCAATTCTAGAATCAGACCCAGCGATTAAAATTTTAGAAGTTGCAGCCGCAAGAGAATTAATTCTAAGAGGTCGTATTAATGACTCTTTTAAAGCAACGTTAATAGCGTTTTCTAGTGGATCAGATCTGGATCAATTGTCTGCTTTTTATGGGGTTACTAGACAGACAAGTGAAACTGATGCTGATTTGCGTTCTAGAATTGTTCTAAGAATCCAAGGTAGTTCAACTGCCGGGGGAGCTTCTTGGTATCGCTATCAGGGATTAAGTGCGTCGGCAAGGTTGAAAGATGTGGCGGTGTCATCTCCTAGTCCAGGTGTTGTAGAGATGGCTGTTTTATCTGGTGAAAGAATCAAAGTAGAAAGTGAAACAGGAACAGAATTAGATACTTCAGCTACTTATTATGGATTGACAAGAACGACGGGAGAATCAGACGCAGATTTAAAAACTAGAATTTTAGCCGCCATTGCAAATCAAGGTGCAGATGGAACAGCTACAACACAATTAGTAAATGAAGTGAATACACATATTCAGGGTGATGCTGTTCGGGTTTTAACTGATACGGTTAACACCGTTTCTGCAACTATTACTCCGGCAGATGTAACAGCCGTGGTTTATTTATATCCAGATACTCCTAGCTCTGTTTTCACAGGATTAGAGGCAACCTTGACAAGTGCTTTTAATACGGCCGTTGGTTTGGGGTGGGATTTAACTACATCATGGTTGATTTCTTCATTGCATCCCAGCGGAGTTCAAAGAGTTGAATTAAGCTCTCCTACTTCAAATATCGTGGTAGGGCCATCTGCTGCTGTTGCTTTGAATAGTGTGAGTATTACTCTTGGAGGTTATGACAGATAAATGACGACATCGCAGCTTTTACCATCTAACGCTACCCAGCTTGAAATTGATATTTCAGCAGCCGCTGATTTTCTATCGGTTACTGAAGGATCATTGCCATCGGTAAGAGATGCAAAGTATCAAAATATTCCTAATGATGTTGTTCCATGGCTTGTTTATGAATATGGCCTTGGAGAATTATTGCCATATCTTCCAGACCCGCGAACAGCTTTAGCCGAGGGTGTTGTTTGGCAAAGAATAAGAGGAACGCCTCAGGCAATTAAGACTGCGCTTACTTGGATTAATTTCACAGCAATATTAGAAGAGAGTGAAGCGGGAACAATTCGCTGGGCTCAATTCCAACTGGGACTAGATCAAGCCCCAGCGTCTTTAGAATTTATTGGAAATGTAATTGGAATAAGTCGCCTATCGGCTCCGGCTCGATCTGATCTTTTTAGAGTTTATGGTGGAACTTATGACACTAGGAGATTTTGGCTAGACGATCATGAATTAAGTTCGGGGTCTTGGCTTTGTGATCATTCAGGGGTCTATCTTCAAGCTGATTGGCCTCAACTTTCTTTTGGTAGAGATCACCAAAGAAATCCAGCAATTCAAGAAACACAGATATTTAGAACCAAAGAACATATAGAAGCAGAACTTTATAAATATGAGGATTCTTTTGTTTTAAGTGAAAGCATCCTTGATGAGTGGTGGCATCTTCTACAGGAAGATGTTTTCACAATAAGTCGTTTACATTTCGGTCATTTCTGGGGCTTAAATCCATTCCTCGGTGTTCCGGATTGGAACAGTGGATTGCTTGTCGAAATATCTTGGCAAGGGACCGAGACATGGAATTCTGTTGGAGCTTGGCGAAATCTTGGAACGCCTCCAGATCCATCACCTCAATGGATCAATACAGTTTCATGGATTAAGTTCTCGATGCTTCCAACTTTGCAATTTGCAAAGGCTGGAATATATCTTTCAGATTATTCAATTCTTTCCGAAACTAATACGTGTTTTGCGGCTCGCCTAGAGGAAGAATTTGGCGACGGTCCATTCACTCTTTCTGATGCCGATTCGGCCACCGGTGAAAATGTTTTAAGTGAGCATATTCAGCGATGGGAATATCAAGAATGGAATGATCGAATTGATCGTATTCATCAGACCACATTTACGGCGGCTCAGAATACAGCAAATGTTGGATTGGTTGAAAGGACTAACGCTCAATTCTTATTTACTGAGCCATCAACTTATGGTCAATTCACTCTTAGTGATGGTGTTCTTAGTGAGGAATGGCATGTTCTTTACCAGACAGCAATTCATCATGAGGTTGGACTTTCATGGGGTCCACCCGCTCAACAAGAGACAGAGAATTGGAGAGGTGTTCAACTTTCAGCTCCAACTTACGACTGGCAAGGAAACGAGACTTGGGAGTCAACAGGCCTTGTTTGGAGAGCGTTCGAGTCTACATGGGAAAGTCAACTACACTGGATGCCATTTGCTTCAAGGTTATTCCTCGACCAGCAATGGACAGGAATTTCTTGGAATGATGCACAAGGCTACTGGACTGAAGAGGTTCTATCCTATGGTCATAGGAATGGATTCGACTGGACATACACAGGCGAAACAGTTCACGAGAGACAACATCATAGAACGCTTGCTGGCTCCTATTCATTAGGTACTGGCTATAATTGGCAATCATGGCAAGACGTTGGACTGTTTACAGCTCCTGTTTATCTAACTGCCTCCACGGGTGATTGGATTGATGAAAGTCTTGAATCTCCTTGGTGGATTTATGACGGATCGCCTGAAACGTGGGAAACTGTAGTTACTTGGTCTTCTACTGAGCCATGGTTGAACGCTGTTGCTAATACATGGCAAACAGCAACACCGGGTCAGTGGATTGTTTCTGATGACACCCATCAGGATCGGGCGGCTTGGTTTGACACCAATACCATCTGGACTCAAACCTCGTTGTCAATTTCGACAAAACACTATTCACACAATTAACTAGGACCGATAACATGACATTGACAATGGAGGCCAACAACTAACATGGCAACTCTTACACAAGACGGAAGAGCTGGCCTCGCCGCATCCGTTAAAGCAAGAAACATTTATCTAGGTATTGGCTCAGGTCAAACCGCATGGGATACAACAACACCCGCAGAATCAACAGCATCTTCAGCCCTAACTACCGCAGTTGGATATAGAGTTGCAACTCAAAAAGATTTTGTAGTGACTGCTCCTGGAACAGGTGCAATTTCACTTCCATCTGGAAGGTATGACGTTTCGGCAACTCAAACAAATCAACTTTATTTGAGGTTCACTTTAGACTTTGCTGATGCAAGTTCCGCTACCATAAGGGAGACAGGAATTTTCCTTGATACAACTCCGAACGGTGGGCTCCCAGCGGGTCAACAGTTCTTCACAACTTCCGAAGTTTCAAGTGCAGGGACGCTCTACTTAATAGAGCATATAGCTGCGATTATCCGGACTGCCGCTACCCGTGAAACTTTTGAATTTGTTTTGCAATTCTAAAAATTAAGCTCCTACTATGACTTCACTCGCTGGGTACTACAACCGATTTAATTCTGCGGATAAATATGATGCACTCTTATTTAGAGCGTCTAAAGGTCTTCAATCCGCTGAATTAAATGAAATTCAGTCCATTCTTAGTGATCGCATTCAAAAGATCTCTAATGTACTTTTCAAGGATGGATCAATTGTCCGTGATGGATCGGCAACGATTGACGCTGCCACTGGACAAGTACAAATGGCCGCTGGAGCTATTTACGTTCTTGGAGCTGTTAGAGAAGTTTCGAGTACAACTTTCACTATCCCAACGACTGGACAACTTTCAATTGGTGTGAGGGTTACTACTTCAGAAATTACTGAAGTTGAATCATCAGCCCTGAGAGATCCGGCAACAGGTACAAGAAACTACGATGAACCTGGTGCTGGTAGAACAAAACGAGAATTAGTTTGGGGTTGGTCTGGAGATGGTGGTTCAGGTACTTTCTATCAGATCTATGCTGTAGAAAATGCCACGCTAGTTACCCAGGTTGAGCCACCTCAACTTGATTCAGTAACCCAGCTTATTGCTAGATACGATAGAGACTCAAATGGCAACTATGCGGTAAGAGGATTAAATGTTGTTAGTCAGGGTTCAAACGCTGCTGGCACAAATTATCTTTTTACTGTTACTCAGGGAGTTGGAAATGTAGAGGGCTACAAAGTAGACAAGCCAGCATCGGTTCAAAAAAGTTTTACAAAAAATCCTGATCTTTTTAGTATTAATAATGAGCCTCATTCTTCCTCAACGGCTTCAACTCAAACAGTTACTCTGAACTATTCGCCACTTAATGCGATTAGTGATTGTGTTGTAACTCTTGAGAAAAGCGTCACGATTTCACATGGTTCATTTACTGGAGCATCCGACCCACTTCCAGATACCGCCGTTTTAAGTATTCAATCAGTTACCCAAGGCGGAACGACGTACAGTTTGGGTACAGACTTCAACCTGACAAGTGATCAGGTGGATTGGAGTCCGGGGGGCGCCGAGCCAGCACCAGGGTCTACTTATTCAGTTACTTATAGATATTTGGATTCAGTAACACCCGCGAATATAAATGAAGACAATGGAACTTTTGAGGTCACAGGTGCGGTTGCTTCTACTTTGATTCTTGTTGATTACAATTGGAAGCTTCCTCGTTATGACGTAATGACGATGGATAAGGCAGGGGAAATAACTTTAATTAAAGGAGTTTCATCAAGATTCAATCCTGAGGTGCCGTTACTTTTTGTTCCGGATAGTGATCTTTTATTAGCCTCTATTTATTACAACTGGAAGTCAACTCATACTCCAGTGGTGGATGACATTGGAACCCGCGTAACGTCAATGGATGACATGCGGAAGATTAAGAAGGCCATCGTAAACTTGCATGACCTAATAGCAATTGAACGTCTTGAACGTGACCTTGCATCAAAAGAACCTGCTGCAAAATATGGAACATTCTCCGAGCCGTTTAATGACGATACTTTGAGAGATCTTGGCCAAGCTCAGGATGCTGTAGTCATTTCAGGTGACTTGCAAATGCCTGTTCCAATCACTCAGGTTGAACCAACAAACAATGCAACAACGACCTCGACTTTGGATTACACAGAGGAGGTTGTATTGAGTCAGCTTTTAAGAAGTGGCTCAATGTTGATAAATCCATATCAGAACTTTGAACCGATTCCAGCCCTAGTGACGTTGAATCCATCAACTGACCTCTGGACAATTGTTGATGAACAAGTATCAAATACAAACACAAGTCGAATAATTGGAGCGGGTAACAGGTCATCCACATGGACTACTGAAACTCTTGATCTTGTTTCCTCTGTTAGTGAAGTAATCGAGTTCATGAGACAAAGAACAGTAGCCTTTGAGGTTTCTGGTTTTGGTCCTAGTGAGAATCTTTTGAGTCTTACCTTTGCGGGTGATGAAATTTCATTATCACCGCAGCCTCAGGCGAACGCCTCGGGTGAGTTAAGTGGATCTTTTACAGTTCCAGCTAATGTTCCATCAGGTGACGTTGAGGTTGAGTTTTTAGGAGCTGGAGGTTCTAGGGGTACGGCTCG